GAATAGAACATGCCCATCACCGGGTCGGGCTTGCCGTCGATTTGCACCTCGTCAGAGAGCGCCTCGAAGACTGCCGTGTCGAGATCCGCCACGTGGTCCCGAAACGTCATGTCAGGCTGCCTTGCCCGTTGTGGCCGCCAGCTTGATCACGGCGCGCGGGCGGGTGCACAGGTGCAGCGGGTTGGACTGGGCTTCGAGCTCAACGGCCTTGCCGAACTTGCCGGCTTCCTGCTTGGCGTAGTACGGCAGGCCGTTGGTGTTGACGGCCTCCATGTAGTCCGCCGGCGCGAAACGGGTGATGAACAGTTCCGGCACGCCTTCGGGCACGGCGTAGGCTTCGTCGTCGCCGATGTACCCGACGTTGCCAACGCGGCCGCGATAGCGCTCCCACGTGACGCCGCCGAAGTCGAACGTGTCGCGCGGATCGCCGCGCAGCGCCGCGGCCATCTGGGTGTTGAGGTACGTTTCGCGGATGTCCTTGGACGTCATCAACTGCCGCCAGAAGTTGCGCCCGCACAGGGCACGCACGCCCGTGTGCGGGGCGGCGCCCAGCGAATCCTCCACCATGTCCAGCAGTTCCAGCGTGGAGGAACGCACGTCGCCGATGAGGATGGGCATGTGCTGTTGCTTCAGCCCGAAGCGCTCGAACAGATCGACCAGAACCGACTTGCCATCGGAGTCGAGGATCTGGCCCTTGATGGCCCCGATGCGGTGGAACTCGTGGGTGGCATCGAGCTGGCGGCGCATTTTCTGCAGGCGCTTGCTCACCACCGTCTGCAGGGCTTCGAGTTCGCTCTCTTCGCCGAAGGCGCGCAGGTTTTGCACTTCGTCTGCCTTGATGGTGGCGATTTCCGGCAAGTGCACGGCGTTGAACGGAATGGTTTGCCGCTTGCTGCCAACAACCACTTGCCCGGGCGAGCCACGCTCTGCCGAGGCGACCAATTGCAGCGTTTCGCCATCACGCTCGATCTGCGCGGTGGTGACGGTCATGCCCTCTTCTTCGAACAGGCCGAGAGCGGCCAGCCGCGAGGGCGTTGTTTCCAGTTCGTTGATGCTTGCGGTGAGCGCCGTCATGGAAAAGGCGTCGTCATTGAACAGGGCCATATCAGCCATGGGGTTCTCCTGAATTCGTGGGGGTGCTTAGCGAACGGCGATGAAGACCGCGAGCAGGTCGGTGCGGGCTTTGGCGTCCAGGCCGGTCAAGCGGGCNTCNGCCACNTCTGCNAGGCGCACGATGGCGGTTGCGCGGCGCTTGCCCTCTGATGCNCGCAGCGGTGCGTAGAGGATGGCGGCGGCCTTGCCGTCNTCCGTGGTGCCGTACGGGACGTAGCCGGTGCCGTCNGCGTCCTGCTCGAGCAGTTGGCCGGCCGGAAGCGCATCGCCCGCCGCCACGGCGATCTGCTCGCGCGAGAGGCTGCCCGGGGCTTCGGTCAGCAGGAATTCGGCGGTTTGTACGCCTTGTGTCTGGATCTGCATCTGGTGTGACTCCAATGATTGCTTCAGGCGAGAGCCGAAGGCGTTTTCTTGCGGCGGGCGCTGTAGATGCTCGGGCCGTGCGGGCCGGTCTTGCGCTCGATGGTTTCCTGCCCTGCCACCGGCTGACGGTTCGACAGCCCCGTCGTGCTGGCTGCCATGACGCGGTCGTACAGCCGGGCGCGGACCTGTTCGGCGTTGAGCCCGTCGGCGACGAATTGCGCGGTCAGTTCAGGCAGGTGTGCTGCCGTGCACAGGCCGGCGATGTCTTTGGCGCGTGCGACGACGGCGTCGATGGCTTCGTTGCTGGCGAGCGCGCTGGCCGACACGACAGCCTCCGCCAGTTGCGGCAGGCCTGCGGCGCGGCACGCTGCGAAAGCGTGTTGCGCGAGCGCGCCGGCGTCGGGCGGCGGCGTGGTGGCGACCGGTGCTACGGCTGGCGCTGCTGGTGCTTCCGGTGCGGCGGCTTTCGGCGGCTCCGCCGGCGGCGCTTCGAGCGCTTTCAGCAGTGCCTCGGGCGTGTGCTCGAACCGGGCGAGCAGTTCTCCGGTGCGCACGGACGCCTGCAGCTTGACGGGCGCCTCGATCTGGTCGGCGAAGCCGCGATCCTTGGCCTCGCTGGCCGTCATCCACGTCTCTGCGTCCAGCATGGCGACGATCTCGTCGTCGGTCAGGCCGCATTTGTTGCGGTAGGCGGCGACGATGCCGTCGCGCGTCTTGTCGAGCAGCTCGGCGGTCTTGCGCATCTGCGCAGCGTCGCCGGCGGCGATGGTCCAGGCGTTGTGGATCATCATCATGGCGTTCTCGGGCATGACGATGGTGTCACCGGCCATGACGACGAGCGACGCGGCCGAGGCGGCAATGCCATCCACGCGCGCCGTCACCTTGCCGCTGTAGCGGCGCAGTGCGTTGTAGATGGCGAAGCCGTCGAACACATCGCCGCCGCCGGAATTGACGGCCACGAGGATCTCGTCGGCGTCCTTTGCCACGGCGTCCAGCTCGTTGACGAATGCCTTGGCGGTGGTACCCCAAAAGCCGATGTCGTCATAGATGCGCAACTCCGCGACCGTCTTGCCGGCCGCATTCCGCGCGGCCTTGAGGTCGTACCACTTCCTCTGTTTAGCTTTCATCGTTGGTGTGCTCCTGGTTGTCGGTCACGCTGCCGGCGCTGTCGCGCCTGCGCGCGTCCGAGTCGAAGACGAGGCCGAGCCTGTCGGCGCGTTCGTTGTCGGCAGCGTTTTCGGCATCGGTGGTCTCGGGGTCTTCGCCCTGGGCGAGGATCGTGGCCGAACGACTTGCCAGCCCTGCGCGAATGGCGATGCGCTGGGCCTGCACGTCTTGCACCGGGTTGATGTACGGCCAGCCCTGCGGCACCCAGCGCACTCGCTGATAGAGGCGCCGGTTCCGGTAGTAGTCGGGCATGGGCAGCACGCCGGACAGCGCCACTGCGTCTGTCCAGGCGGCCCACACGGGGCGGCAATACTGGTGGATGAAGACGTTCCACTGCAGCTGCTCGAGCTGGCGACGGAACTCGCCGAGGATCACGCGCAAGGCGCGGTCGCTGACGTCGCGCAGGTCGCCGGTGAGCACTTCGTACGGCAGGCCGACCGATGCGGCGGCAGCCATGAGCTGCTGACGCATGAAGGGGCCGTAGTCGGTGCCAGCGCCGGGTGGCTCGGCAAACTGCACCTCCTCGCCGGGGAGCAGTTCCTGCAGGGAGCCGGGCTCCATTGATGTCAACGGCGTTCCGTCGACATCCATCTCTGTCGGCTGATTTGTCAGCGGGTCCAGCCGCATGTTCGTGGGCGCTGGCCGGGTGATGAATCCGGCGAAGAGATTCGCCACCTCCTGCCGCACGAGCACCGCGTCGTCGAAGCTGTCGAGCGTGTGCAGGCGCAGCAGCACCGTCGCCAGTACCGAGCAGCCGCGCACCGCGCCCGGTCGTAGCGGCTCGAACACGTGCTGGATCTCCGAGGCCGGCACACGGACCGTTCCCGCCTGTGCCGTCGCGCGCCCTGACTCGCCCGGGTGGCGACGGTACAGGTGATACGCAACGCGGTCGCCATCCCGGTCGAACTCGACGCCCGAGACGATCTCGCCGCCGTTGGGCAGCATTTGATTCAGGTTGGCTGGCAGGTGGTCGGCTTCGAAAAGCTGCACCTGCAGCGGTACGCAGAGGCCACGTTCGGGGCGGCGGGGGCGGACGCGGTTCAGAACCTCCCCATCGGTGAACAAGGCGCGAGCGGCCAGCGTCTGCAAGCCGTAGAAGTCGAGCAAACCATCGGCGTCGGCTTCCTGCACCCAGTCGCTCCAGAGCTCTTTCAGCGCTGTGCGCAGTTCGAGATCGGGATGCTCGGGGTGCGGCACGATGCCGGTACCGATGGCGTTGGTCACCAGCCCGGCAATCGCTTTCTTGGCCCATGGGTCATTGCGAACGGCGGCGCGTGCACGCGTGCGGATAGTGCCGAGGTTCTGCGTGACAGAGGCATTTGGCCCGGCGCCCGACGTGCGCCAGGCGCGGCCCCGGCTGCCGGTGGTGCCACCGGCCTCGTACGCCTGCGCCCGGACGGCCCGCTCCGCCGGCAAGACGAAACCAAGCTGGCCCAGCGCAGGGTATCGGGTCATGTCACCCCCTTGCCCGCCGAGCGCAGCCGGATCACGCGCGATGCCGGTGCGGCGTCTTCGAGGTTGCGGACGATCTCACTGCGGATGCGCAGCATTTCGTCCACCGAGCGGTATCGGGCGCGCCGGTCCTGAAACTGAACCTCGAGCTCGCCCTTCACCAGTGCACGCTCGATGC